CCTTTATTGTCATATACACAGTACATGCCAGTTTCTTTATTTTTTGATACGTGTTTTGCTGGATCCATTTTTACCCCCTTACCTTTGCGGCCAGATCTTTATCTGCTTTACCCCAAGTGCCTGAGGATTTTGTTGTGAATGAATTAACTCTTGCCATACCCCATTGAGCTGCAGTAGTGCCAGGCCTATGACCTGTTCTCCAAGCTGCTACTCCACGGTTATAAACTTTTCTTAGGATACCAACAGGCATGCCAGACTTTTCAGCCTTTTTCTTCAAAGCAGTGCCGGTGGCATCTTCAGAGATAAAACCTTTGAATGATTTCATGCCTTTGTACTCCTATTCTTTTTAAGTGTGTCTCTTAGACGAGCTCTATCCAACATTCTATCATGTTTACGCTTATCAGCTTGTTTTTCTCTTTCAATTTTGGCTTTTGCTCTGTCTTGATTCATTTTTTCGCCATACATTTGTTTGAACTTTTTTGTATGTCTAGATGGTTTAGTTTTTGCATCTGCATCACCTGGTGCAGGTTTATATGCTGATGGATCATCATCGTCTTTTGCTGCACCTTTTTTAAAGTGTGCATCTCTTTTTTGTTTAGTGGATTTAGATAGACCTTTGTGATATATTGCAGGTTGAGAACCTTTTTTCTTTCCAATATCAGGATCTTCTCTTCCTTCTTGCATAGCATCAGGAAGTCTTTCAATATCACTAATCCATTTACGGAATTTGCCACCATTCATTTCTATGAGTACATAGTTTGAACCACAGAATAAAATAGTTCCAATTTGATCGTTTTCTTTTACTACAACTAAGTCACCTTCTTTATAAAGGTCACCATTTACATATTCCTCTCTTTCTTGTGATACTGATTCAAGTTGAATATGTGATCTGAACTCGTATGATTCTTTAAGGCCCATGCCTTTACGGACTGCATTGAATAGTCCTTGAGCATCGCTATATCCTCTTATTAGTCCTTTTGTAAAACTTTTAAGATCATTAGCGGCTGCATACTTACGTAACTTAGAAGCTGACATACCTGATGCACCATCGGCATCAGGATCTCTTTCACCAGCTGAAACTACATTAACTCCACCATCAAAATTATAGAAACCATGTTTACCTTTTTTGTTGTTATATCGGTTTAAAGTAACCTCGTATTCTGTAACTCGGTCAGAACCGGCCACAATGGTTACACTTGTGTAACCTTCTTCGTATAAGGTATTCATAAGATCAAACATGGTACGAATTTTTGGTGTGTACATAATGTTCCTAGCATACTTAGGAAACATTTTTCTCATAATTTTAATCTTATCTCTGTAAGGTAAAGGGTCTTTATAGTAACCTTCTTTATCTCTTTGATTTTGATGTGTTTGAGATGCGTATATGCGGAATGAACCCTTACCAATTTTAGCTACAGTGTTCATAAGCTTTTCATGGCCAATGGTTGGTGGGTTATACCTTCCCCACGCAACTGTGATAGATTTAGTCTCTTCGGTGACGTATTGTGTAAAACTTTTAAACTGCACTTTACTTGCCTTTACGTTGTAGCTTAGTGCGATCCTTCTGTCTTACTTTTGGTAGGAGTTTCCTTGCAATTCGTTCGATAGCACCTTTACGTTTTGCTACCATTTTTTCCAAAGCTGCTCTTGAACCGTAAGATAGATCTGCTTTACTTCTATTTTTAAGAATCTTTTTGACTATTAGATTTCTGGCTTGTTTTTTAGCCCGACCCTTAAGAACGTCTTGAGATGCCATCTTACGAGCTGCACGTTTGCGGCCCATAGCAATCTTTGCTTTACTTCTTCGCATTACCTGTTTTTTCTTCATTCGTTGTTGAATGGTTAGCACCTCTTCGAGTGCTTCTTCATATACAGGTATAAAATTTTTAAAGTTTAACATTTCCGCTCTTTCCATTAGGATCGGGATGGTGTATCCCAGCCTTTTATCACATCAGGAGAGAAGTTGTTTGCCGAGAATTCCATACGGTCGACTAACTTAACTGCTCCACCTTTGAGTTTATCAATAGCAACAAAGCCTTCTACGCCTGTTGTTTGAAAACCTCTTCTAGTCTTAACAAAGGTATTAATATTACCTAGCTTATTTAGTTTATTTATAATTTTTTGTTTCCCATCAGCTATAGCATTTTGAAGATCAAATATAAGTTTCAAATTAGCTTTATTTGAAGCTGAAAAGAACTTCAACACTTCATCTCTTTTAGCAACTTGGGCTTGTTTACCAGCTGCACTTTTACGCTTATCAATTTCTTTACCATACTTATCATTAATAAACTTGATAAGACTAGCAACATGAGCTGTAGTATTTGTAATTCTTTCTTGTCTACGAACAAAAGTATTGTTATGTGTTTCAATCATTCTAGCAAACTCTTGATTTTGCTCAATTTGTTTTAAAGTTGTAGACGATATCTTACGAAAGATTCTACCAGCTGTACTTAAAGCGGCTGTAACTTCCTTAGTATCTTTTTTAGTTAGTGTGGCTGTACCAGACAAATCTCTTAGTTTAGCATCTTGATTCCATGCATTTTTTGAACCTTTCAATTGGTTCATATCAACACCATAAGAAGCTTTCATTGCTTCAAAGGTTTTTCCTTTGTAGGTCGTATGCCAGACAATTCCAATTTTCGCCCTGCTAATTTCCTTCGCTGCTGGTGTAGACGCAGGGACAGCATAAACAATAGTATTCGGGTGGAAGGTGATATATTCTTGTCCATCGATCGTTTCCTTTTTAAGGTCGTCTTTGACATACATTATATCACCTTGAATTACATCTGTAATATTTGCAGATTTTAATGCATCAAAGGCAGCCTTTAATTTTACTGAAAGATCACCGGACGTATCAGCATCAATATCAGCATGTGATTTATATACCTTTGGTGTTGCATTGAAAACACCTTTCTTTGCTACAAAGAACTGCCCATCGTTTGGATCTTTACCAACGAATACGGCAGGAGCGCCATCCCATTTTACTGTGACGTCGACTGACTTTGTAGCATTCCCTGCTAACATATCTCTTAATGACCTAAGTGCTAGGATAGCGTCCCTTGCACCTTTGACTCCACCATAGATCACTTGATCTTCGATATGAGTCATATGAGTATTTTTTTCTTCATTCAAATGAGTTGTGAAGCTCTTAATCATTAGGCCATTCCATTGAATTTAATAGCAAGGTTGAATCCTTGAGCCAATTTATTATTTGGCTTTGGTTTATTTGAACGTATTGACATTTTCATTGTAATTGAATCTTCTTTATTCTTAAGTATAATTGACCAATCTTGTTTTCCACTACCAATGTCAGCATCTATTGCAGTAACTGTAGGTAAGAATATTGACAATGAATCTTCATCAGTCACATATTGATACCTTGTACCGACAGCTTTAACAACTTCTAGTGGAATATTATCAGCCTTACCTATGATTTGTTCTTCAATATATTTAATTGTATCATCTTTATTTTGTTTTACTCTATCAACAACTGCTTGTCTGCATATTTCAAGCATCTCGTCATATTTTTCGTTATAATAGTCTGGTGTTTTTTCTCTAATACTTTCAATTTTATCTATTGAACTATCCATATTAGCACGAGAATTCCAATCTCTTGGAAGACCAAGTTTATTATGTATTTTGTCGTATATTTCTTTTTTCAAAGCATTCTTACCACGTTCATCATTATATGAATCAAACATTTTATTTACATATGTATTAAATAATGGTTCTTTAGTTTTGGCACCACCAGCTTTAAGTGATACACCTTTCATCTCACCAGTTTTATATTTAATGAATATATCACCTTTATGAGACTCTGGAACTCCACGTGGTTTATCTCTATATCCCCAGTAAATATTTGCAATAGGTGACTTAGCATTCTCATCAAAAATGTAATTAAGAATGCCAATTGCATTTTCCATTTTTTCTTTAAACTTTGATGAGCCAGCAGCTCCATCAATAAACTTTCTACCTTGAGCTTTATCTCTTACTGAAAGATATACGTTATTGTCTCTTGCTGTTTTGATGAAGTTATAAAATGTGGTTACGTTTGTAAATCTTTTATTAGATAAGAAAGCTAGAGCTGGAAATAATTCTGTAATTGTTGCATTGAGTGTAGTTTCAGCCATACCGCCTCCACCACCACTTGATTTATATGTAATTAGAATATCGTGTCTGCCTACGCTTACACGTGAGCGGCCAATAGAACCACCTTGTCTTTCTCCAATTACGGTATATTTGGCTGCTTTTAATTTTGCTTCAAGATTCTTTTTAAGATCCGCTCTTTCGCGGTCGGCAGTTCTTACAATAATGGTACTTGTTTTTGAGTTTGAGGATTTGACTTCATAGCCCATACCAAGTGCTTTATCAAACTTTGTCTTGTCTGCTCTTGGTAGTGAACGCATTGTTTGCTCCTCTAAATAAATTCTAAATCGTTTCATCGTCCTGCCGCTTGATTGATTAACACGATTCTATTTATATAATTTCATTCTCCCAAATTTCAAGTGCATACCTATCTTGCAATCTATATGCTTCTTTTTCCCAAGGTAGATCATAATAATTTGTATCAGCCGGAATAGTTTTTGATTTCCAACGTGCAATATGACCTGAACAACCATCATCCATTTCATTACGAACCCACTGTTTAACATGGATCATTTCATGAACAATAGTAGTAACAAGTTGTACAATTCCTTGTTTCTTATCAGCTTCAATAACGAACTCTCTTTTACGATCACACATCATACAAAAACCAACAGCCTCGCTTTTGATATCAGCCAATTCAACTGTAATATCAAGAGTACGATGTCTTGGTAGAAGACGTTTGATCATATAAGAAACAACATCCTCAGCAATTTGTCTTTGGACTTTGTTTCCACCTGTGACTTCTACAATATTCATATTAGTAAGGGCCGTCTTGGTATTGAGACCAAAGTTCATTCCACATTTCTGAAACTGTATTTTCAGCAATACTGATATCAAAATGTGTTTTCAATCCAAGTGTATCAACCACAAAGGTATTTACCTCAGAAATATCTTCAGATTCAGAGATCTTATCTTCCAAACCTTCGATGTTGTAGACATCTTCTTCGATATCCATAATGTAACTTTTAACTTTTCCCATTTTATTCTCCTTCCATAATTAAGATGGGTGGGGCGGCAGTCATTCCATCTATCCTCCTCGACCGGTTGGTCCGCCCCTTGAGGAGGATAGGGTACTATCTATTTGACGATGGTGGATCCCTGAGTCGTACCAGACTTGTAATCCCCGATTCCCTTCTGTTTCTGCCACTTATTGTCGTTGGGCAACTTCTCCATCAGGAACCTTATCGTTTACGTTCGCTATGTCATTTTAGATTTCCTTCCTTTTTCCATTTTATAAGTATATTATATCATAGTTTTATGGAATTGTAAAGGAAAAAGTGAAAAAATGTTTATTGCTAAATCAATCACTTAACAAAAAACTTTATTTTTTTTACATTTTAAAGTCTGAAAAGTCTTGCTGACGCTCACCAGTTGGTGTGTTATCAAATACTGGAGTGTCATCAGTCAGAGTCTGAGCGCTTTCTTCAACATCATATAATCTCATACGAGATCTATCTACACCAATTACAAACCTTTTCTTATAGGTTGGATCATTGTAACGATTCTTCAGCTGTTTGACCATCATTTGACCAAGGCGTTGTAGTTCTTCAGTAGATATAAGTGCAAACATAAAATCAGCTGTGGCTGGCAAACCAAATGATTCAGATGTATCTTCCAATCCAACATCTGTATTTGAAAAACCAGAACGTGTAGTTTGAGTAGCCGAAAAGACTGGTACATTAAATTCAACAGCCAAACCACGAAGTTCTTCGGCTATAGCTTTGACATAGGTATATGAATTGATTGCACCACCCATACCTTTCATACGAGAACTAGCACATATATTTAAGTAATCAATAAAAATAATATCTGGTATGAATTGCTTTTTAAGTTTAAGTTCATTCAATAAAGCTCTAAAATGAGCTGCATGGGCGGCACCGGTAGGATATTCCTTAACAATAAGTTTGCCAATATTCTTTCTGGCAATCTTAGCTATTTTGTCATCAAACATATCCTTAGACAAACTCTCTAGCTGATCAATGGGCAAATTGAAAAGGTTTGCATCAATACGTTCAGCGATTCTTTCCTCTGCCATTTCTAATGTAATGTACAAAACATTCTTACCTTGCATAAGAGAAGATGCTGCCACATGACACATAAAAAGAGATTTACCAACACCGGTACCGGCCAGTGCAACATTCAAAGTCTTGTTGGGAATACCACCTTTAGTAATTTCCTGAAAGTTTTCAAGATCAAATGGGATACGATCTTCAACCCGATGATAAAAATCAAATCGGTCATCAGAATTGTCAATATAATCATGACCTACGTTGGTATCGAAGCTCACAGCCAACGCATCAGATAATATTTCAGGTACAGCATTCTTCGTAAGACTTTGGTTCTTTCCATCAATAACGTTGATGGATTCCATGATGGCAAGATA